TTTAAAATCGTCATATCGTTGGGTATTAAGTTCCTCTCCAAAGAAGATTGGATTTTTTAAAAAGTTTACTTTATTTCTATTAAATACTTTACTCATATTTCTCGTGTCCTTTACCACATGGTTTACCTGTGATGGGGTCTGTTATTCCTGTGTTTCCATACTTCCAATACTCATTTCTTTTTTGTATTATGCTGTTTGCCTCGTCCCATGCTCTACCCTGTTTACTTCCTGTTCCATGATAAACCGATGGTCTACCATCATATGCAAGTATTGGAAAATCTCTATACATAGGGCCATCTGCATGTAAATAATGTATAAAGATTTGTCTTGCAGACTCACCTGCTAATCTATCTCTCCAGTGTATTACATTACTACCTTGATAAAATAATGCATCACCTGGCTCTAATAAAACTTGAGTGCAATTCTCTCTATCCTTGAAAGGTGCATTCATTGATAAATTCCATGAGTCTTCATTATCCATTCCACAAAAGTTCATATCATTACGAATCCATATTGACCATGGTTTACCATTATCTGTATTATATGATATAGGAAAAGTTGCACTGAACTCACATGATGGTCTATCAGTATGACTCAACAATCTTGAATGTCTGTCATAAGTTCTTCCATACGAATATGTTGGGACTAATCTATATCCAAACAATTCTTCAATTTTCTTTTGATACATTAAAAGAATAGTTTCTCCATAGTTAGGAAAAGGCATTCCTTTACTAACCCATGTATCTAATCCTTTACCTCTATCATCAAAGTTTTCACCTATGATATGTTCTTCACGATAGTATTGTTTTCTATGTTCTTGAAACTTAAACATATGAGAAGTCCATTCAATGTGGTCTTTTTCAAAAAAGTTTCTTGCAACAAAGAATCTATTCTTTGCAAACTGATAACCTTGTTTAGTTATCTCTGGAACATCATCTGCATAATCTGTTTCTGGATTAAAGACTTCTAGTCTTTTTTCCAATGATAATTCGTAAGATTCTAATATATCTTCTTTTAAAAGATTGTTAGTATTAAGAATCTCTTGTTTGTTATTATCTTGTTCTTCTTTACTTTTTCTTGCGTAATCTATATGGCGCATGCGTCACATTCCTCATCATCTAAATCTTCCACTACTGGAAGTGGTTCATCTTGAACCTCAATTACTTCATCTGTTTTCATATCATATGTGTTTTGATAATAAGATGTTTTCCAACCATATTTATATGTCTTAAGAAGGTCTGTTGCCATTGCAGAGATAGGAACTTCATTATCTTCATAGTTTTCTGGGTTGTAAGACCAATTTCCACTAATACCTTGGTCAAAAAACTTTTGCATTACTGCAACTACCTTGATATACCCATCATTGTCTTTCATGTCCCATAAAAGTGTATAAAAGTTCTGTAACACTTGATATGATGGAACAATCTGCTTTAGAGGCCCTTTCTTCGATTTCTTGACACTTAAATAGTCTCTTGGTGGTTCAATACCATTTGTCTCGTTAGAGACCACTGAGGAGCTCTCAGAGGGCATCTGTGCAGATAATGTACTATGTCTTAGTCCATGTACCTTAATTACAGTTCTGAGCTTCTCCCAATCTTCTTTATATACTGGTTTTACAATCTCATCAACATCTGTTTTATAGGTATCAATAGGTAATAATCCTTCTGCATACTTTGTACTATCATACCATTCACATTTACCTTTTTCTGATGCAAGTTGAGCTGATGCTCTTAGTAAACTATATTGAAACTTTTCTGTAAGTTCATGTACTAATTTATGTGCTTCTGCATCATCATACTTAACTTTATTCTTTGCAAGGTAATGTGCAAGTCCAATATACCCTATTCCTAATGACCTTCTTGCTTTGGTTGATACCTCTGCAGCTTTCACTGGATATTTTTGATAATCAATTAATTCTTCTAATCCACGAACTGAAAGTTCACAAAGTTCTGGTAGTTCATCTATCTTGATTGAACCCACATTGATTGCAGATAAAATACAAAGTGCAACCTCTCCATCCTCATCATCTGGATGTGAGATTGGTTTTGTAGGTAAAGTAATCTCTTGACATAAATTTGACATACTTACTTTATCTGAGAATGAACTATGACTATTACTATGGTCAATGTTCATAATATAAATTCTTCCTGTCTCTGCTCTTTCCTTGAGCAAGTCCATCATTAATGTTCTTATACTTATTTTCTTTTTAGGGATTGAATATGCTCTCTCGTACTTTTCGTAAAGTTCATCAAACCCTTCTGTTCCAAATGCATCGTAGAGGTCAGGCACATCGTGAGGACTAAACAAAGTAATGTCTTCGTCTTTGATAAATCGTTCATAAAATAACTTACTTAATTGGATTGAGTAGTCAAGTTTTCTGACTCTATTATCTTCTGTTCCTTTATTGTTTTTGAGAACAATAATGTCTTCAATTTCTTGATGCCAGATTGGAAAGTGGACAGTAGCACTTCCACCACGAACACCATTTTGGGTACAACATCTGACAGTAGATTCAAATTTCTTGAGGAAAGGAATAACTCCTGTGTGCTGTACTTCTCCACCACGAATTTTAGAATTGATTCCACGAATCCTACCAGCATTGATACCAATACCAGCCCTCTGTGCAACATACCTACCAATAGCCATATCAGAAGAGAAGATACTTGAAAGAGTATCATCACTGTCGACCAGAACACAACTAGCAAACTGTCGAAGAGGAGTTCTAACCCCTGCCATAACTGGGGTTGGAATGTTGATTTTAAATTGACTAATCGCGTCATAATATTTTTTAACATAATTTAATCTCGTTTCTTTAGGGTAGTCCTTAAAAAGAACTGCACTAATCAAAATATACATGAACTGAGGTGTCTCATACAATTTACCAGATGACCTGTCTTGTACGAGATACTTGTCCACTACCTGTTGGAGACCTGCGTATGCAAACAACATGTCTCTGTTATGATTCAAATACGAGTTGAGTTTATCCCACTCCTTATCGTCATAATAATTTATTAAATCTTTATCGTAAACACCATATTCGATATTTCTTTCTACGATATCTTTCAATGGTGGATAGATTTTACTATCTTTCCATTTAGTATTGAATACATCCTTACGAATTGCAAACAATAATAATCTAGATGCAACATATTGATAATTAGGTGCATCTAATGATATTAAATCTGATGAAGATTTAACTAATGTTTCTTGAATTTCTTGAGTAGTTACTCCATCATAAAACGACAAGTTTGCACTCATTTCAACCTGTGATGCAGATACTCCATTGATACCTTTACATGCAGCTTCTACCATTCTATGAATTTTTTCTAAATTTAAATTCTCTTTTGACCCATCCCTCTTTGTAATACTTAAACCATTACCATTCACTATACTTTACTCCAATTATTAATTGCAAGGGATAATTCTAAACCTTGTCTTGTATTATTATTAATCACATCAACGATTGATGGTATCTTGTTAAGTACCATATCATTAATATCTTTTTCCCTTATCGTCTCTGGCCAAACACAAACCTTATATCCTTGGTCACCCATAGACCTCATCTTCTTGATGATTTCTTTGTTCCGAGGTTCATTGTCAAAAATAAGAGTAGAACCACTCTTACTAATTTCGTTTGTTACCTTAGAGAAGTCTGAACCTGCGACTGCAATGCAGTTGTCCAGAAATAAAGAGTCAATTGGCCCTTCAACAACATAAAGAGGTTGGTTGAAATCAACTTTGTCGAGATTAAAAATAAGTGGTTTTTCTTCATCGAATCGTAATGTTAAATATCTTAGTTGTGAATTATTTAATGCTCTACCAGTTATTCCTATAAGATTATTTTGTCTATCAAAGAAGGGTAGAACTAGTCTTGGGTCGTTTCCTAAAACTCTCTTATTATACTTATAATTTATCGAACTTAGACTTTGTGATTTCTCTACAAAATAGAAATCTTTCCACCATTTTTTTGGTATCTTTCTTCTAGTCAAATATTCAACACATAATTCACTATCTTCTGCTTTGGGATATCTTGCAAGTATGTTAGATTTGAACTTTGGTGGTTCAAATGTAAAGTTTTGTTGTGCAACTGGTCTAGTATCATTTTTCTTACCAAACTTTTCCATGACCCATTGTTTATGCAACATTTCATCATGGTCTTTTAAGAATATACCTATATTAGTAGAATGACCACAATTATGACACTTATAGACATAGGTGTCCTTATGCACGAAGTGGTAACCTCTTGCTTTCAGTTGGTTACTAGAACTGTCTCCACAATAGGTACAAGAATGGTTAAAGAGTTTATCATCTTTCCATTTACCATTTCTCAACCTAGGAGATACCAATTTAAGGTATTTTTTATCAATCCACAAAGACATATATCTATAATACTATGTTTTTGGGATTTGTCAAGGTAATATTCGTTCTCTCTTACGAATATCTAGACATTGGTTTTAGTTTTTGGTTATGACTGCAGCTTTGGCTTCTGTTGTAGAACCATCTGGGTTCTTGATGGTAACATTCCTATAGTAAACTACAACTTCTTGTACTTCACGAATGTATCTTCTTAGTTCTTGCATGTTATATGACATGAGTTCGTAATCACTGACAGACATTGCAACAAATACGACATCACCACTATTGGCTTTCTTCATGTCGTCTAAAAATCTGTCTAAGTATGTGTAACCTTCTGGCCAGTCTGGATTTTCTTTGCCTAGCGAGCAGTCTCTTTTTCCTGTATCTTTGTCTTTGACGCATGGGTTTGTTATTTTTGCCTCTGAAACTACATAAAACCTAGGTTCTTTTAAATCAATGTTCCTAGGCATTGTAGGTTGAATTATATCAATCTCCAATGGTTTACTGACTATCTCTACTTTCTTAGTTGGTATTAACGAACAACCACTAATTGTTAGGGTTGATATCAGAAGTAGGGTCGTCCAACGAGTCCAATTCTTTGCTATCATTTTCTATACTCTCAAATACTTGCTTTGTTGAGTTATTAACTCTTTTTTCAATCATGCCAGGCTTTGCAATTGCAAGTTGGTTTAAATTATGTCTTCGAAATATATCCAGATATGAATTCATTTCTTGTTCAATCTGTGCATTCTTTCTACTCATTTGGTTCAATGCTTTACCTTGTTTCTCAAAGGATTCTCTCATTGTATCCATAGCTGCCTGTTGTTCTTTCACTGCACCTTCAAGTGCAAGATTGTTTGCACTCAATACTTGGTTTTGATTATAGAGATAATAACCCCCTAATCCTAAAACCAATATAATTCCTATCAACATCTGTTGCATTATGAATTATCCTCAATCCATTGTTTGATTTCTGCAACTGTGAAAAGGGTTTCTGCATCTTCATCTGGTATTTCAACTTCATACTCAGACTCAATGTCCATAACTATTTCGACTACTGATAATGAATCTGCACCTAAGTCATCAACAATATGTGACTCATCTGTAATTGTAGATACATCTACATTTAATCTTTCTGATAATATTTTCTCTAACATTATAACTCCTTTATTATATAGTTCAGTCCTGCGGCACTTCTATATTCAACCACCTCATTATCTTCATTTGTAAATTTGAGATGTTTTTCTTGTTGTTTATGAAGTTTCTTAGCAATATAAGTCCTGTCATCTGCATCACCCCATTCTTTATTAAAGGATACAGTAACTTCGTATCGAGTTCTGAATAAATCTATGAACCACCAAAATGCACATTTAATCCATTCCCAAATCTTAGTTATCCACTTTTGCACTTGCTCTCCACTGATAACATGACCAATATCTTGCTTTCCATTTAGGGCCAGGATTTGCACAATCGTGTCTTGCTCTAAAAGATTTTCTTCTAGCAGGGTCGTCTCTTTTAATAGACATTTTAGGGTCACCAAATCTAACTACAACAACTTTACCACTTTCACCCTTTACATATACTTTAAACTTTTTATTAGGGTTTTCTGATGTTCTTATAGGGTTGTTTAATGTAACTTTCTTACCTTGATATTCTGATTCTGTGATTACATGGTCATAGTGACCAGTACATTCTGCACAACATTCTTCTTGAGCTCTTTTAATTTGGTCTTGGGTTGGAGCTCCTTTTTCACCCTTCTTTCTCATCTTTTCACCACGAGCTCTTTTCTTTCTGATATTGTCCCAAAGTCCTTCTTCTAATTCATCACCTTGTTTTAAGAACAATCTGTTTTTCCCTTGTTTTTTATCAGTTACTACCATCCCTACCATTTTTGCTATAGAACTAATAAATGCCATTCCATCTTTTGCATTTGCTCGATATTTTTTACCCATTTCAGCTTTGAGTTTTTTAACAATAACATCAAGTACATTTTCTACAGTACTGACTAATTTACCATCCATTATGAGTCTTGCTTCATTTACAGATGAAAGAGAACCTTTAAGTACAACCTTTTTCTTTTCTTTTTCTTTATCTTTGACATGAGGTGGATGTTCATCATCACCAGCAACTAATGTACTGAGTTGATTAATCATTGTGGTCAACACTGGTGTTGGTAAGGTCAACATAAATTCTATTTGTTTCTTAGAAAGACCTTTTACTTTTTTAAGTGCATTTTTTATTTTTACACTTTCAGTGATTGCATTTTCTTGGCCAGGGGTATCTTCTTTGTACCTTTTTAAAAGTTCTGGTGTACCTATCTCCCTACCAGATGAATCTTCTTTCTTTTTCTTTTTACGAACAATAGGTTCATTAGTTGCTACTGCAACTCCAGTTGCATTTGCTGGTGCATCTTCGAATACTTCTTTGAACCTTTTTATTTTCATTTTACTATTTCCAATGGTTTACTTAGTTCTTCCCAAGATGTTTCATAGTCTGATTCACCGACTTGAAATTTAGAAATCCCTAACATATCATATTTAGGTAAAAGTCTATCTGGAAGTAGTCCAACTTTTTTTAGATTAGGCATAATTCTAGTAAACAGTAGTTCTTGGAACTGAGTATTCAATGCATTTTTTGTAATATACTTATCTGTATATTCAATATCAAATCCCCATTTTTCCCAGACATCATATTGTTTGAATCTGTTTCTTAATACTGTACATGCTTCTAAACAAAAATCTTCTCTTTCTTCTAGTTCTCTAGGAGTTAATGTTTCAACATAACTCTCAAGATAATTTACTCCAAAAGTAACATGTCTTGCTTCGTCTCTAATAATTAGAGTAAGTAGATTTCTTAATACTGGGTCTGTAGTTGTTTGTTTTATTGTATTAAAGATTGCAAGTGCAAGTCCCTCAATAATAATTTGCATTCCGATAAATTTTAAATCCCATCTTTCATCTGTAAGAATTTTATCTAGCAATGCTTTCAACTGTGTACCGATAGGAAACATTCTACCGACTCTAGTCTGTATATACTTATTGAATGCTTCTACATGTCTTGCCTCATCAAATGTTTGTGAAGCTGCATATAGTTTTGCATTGAATGTAGGTGCGCAACTTGTAAGTTGAGATGCAACTAATAATGCACCTTGTTCACCATGTAGTAATTGTGAAAGTGTCCAATTATTTAAATCTTGAACGAAATCTTTTCTTTGTTCTATTGACAATAGTGAATAATCTTTGTGGTCTTTCCATTGTTCATTGAAAAACATAAATGCAGTTTCATCTTCATCTGAATTATCTAAATCCCAGTTTATATCTTCTTCTACATTCCAATTTTTTTCTTTTCCTAATTCATATAGTTTTTTGATTCTATTGTCTTGAACTGTGTAATCCCAATTATAAGAACCAGTTAGAGGTGTATTGAATATTTCAATTACATCTTCTGGATTAATTCCTTCGTCTTCCACTGGATAGTTTGCACCATTGAAATGTGCAATGTCTTTTGGTGGGGATTGTACTTTAGTAATTTTCATAAATCCATTCATTTAATATCGTGACCTGTTATCAACATGGACTGGTCTTTTGTTATGTTGTAGACTCTGTATATGTCTACTCCCATCACATTATCAGTCGTTCCTAATACCTGTACTTGGTCTCCTCTCGTACCAATACAGTCCTCTTCGTTCCAAACCGATTGTCTTAATTCATACTCTTTTCCTTTTTGTAGATTATTCATATTATCATGACCTTCTAATAAGTCAAGTACTAAATTGTTTTCTCTGAGATATTGATAGAAATGTCTTTCAAGTGATTCACCATCAATATTGAAATTTTCTTTGAGTAAAGCTAATGATGCAGCGTAAGATGCAAGTCTTGTCCTACCAAATGGTAGTAGTTCTAAGACTCTTTTTAAATTGAATACTAATCTATGTAGTAATGTGTATGAATTTTTTTGTTCTGAACCTTTGGGTTTGACACCCTTTATTCTTTTACCATTGTCATCGATAAGACCGAACTTGAATGCATCCATGTCTTCCCATTTTCTGGTAAGCATTTTAAGGATACGAAATACTATGACTGTATCAACTACACCCATTGCACCTTCTTTTAAATTAACTTGTTTCATATCTCTCTTAATACCTGTGCTACTTCCATATCAACTGGTATCTCTGTTCTCCAGTCTTCTTTAACATAGTCCATATAAATTAAACAAGTTTTGAGTACAGGCCAGTACTCTAAGTCAATTTTGAATTCTAACATCTTGATTGAATTATCGAATCCAAATATATTGAAAATGACGATGAGATGATTAAGAATTAATCTTTCTCTGAGTTCACCATTTTTATAGTATCTTCGTAACAGTCGTTTTAGATATCTGAACCTTCTAAGGTCTTCCATAAACTCTTCCATGGAAGTGCATTGAGGGTTATCGTAACACTGCATTGCAAACATGGTGAAGTTTTCATCTGTCAACTTCTCAAATAATTTCATAATTTATATCCTAGTTTTTATACTAGTATATAGGTGTTTTGTAAGAAAAGTTATTTGATTTCTGCAACAACTTTAAACATTTTAGTAGGAAGTCTTTCCCACTCTACATGTAATTTTAGGTCTGGGCCTTTTGCAGATACGAAGTTGTCATCTATATCACCATCTTCGTCTTTACCCATTCTACCACCATATTGTGTTATAGGTAAATCTTTAGAACCAGAGTCCCCAACATTTTCTTCCAATGTTGGGTTAAACTCTATTCCAATTTGTGTTACTTTTCTATACAATTGTTGCATTGCAGCTTCAACAGTAATGTGTTCTCTGTCTGCAATATCACCTATCCAAGTGTTTAATTTATCTAAAACTGATTCATCGGATGAAAATTGATGTAAGTCTGCTGGGTCTATACGACCAGTTGTGTCTTTGTTTAACTTATATCCACCACCATCTGTTTCATAGTTTTCACCAATATATTTCTTGAATGTTTTCATAATTTATTCCTATTAGGCAGCTACTGTTATTGTACCAGCTGCAGTTCCAATTCCTGCGACACTAGTAATAGTTGCGTTTCCACCTTCTGCTTTATCAACAATAGTTGAACCACCAGCATGTGCTAATGGATTTGCACCAAAACTTAATACATCACCTGCGTTGGTAGCGGCATTTGCAGCTCCGATTGCAAGACTGAATGTAAGTTTATTAGTTGATGAACCACTTGCATATGCTAATAAGTGTGGCCCTCTTCCAGTACCAGAACCTTGGTTACCATTAGATACTGATAATGTAGGTGTTCCACTTACTGTTACTTTCTCATTGAAAGTTACTGTTGCTGATAATGTACCACCATCTGATTTATCAAATGCAGTAGTTACCCATGTAATATCAGTAATGTCTGCTTGACCTATAGAAGTTGCTAGTTCTCCAATTGCACAGAGAACTTCTTCTTGATGATTATCAGATTGCTTATATACCCAACCTCTTGCGTCTGCAAATGTTAGTTTCTTTTGTGCAGCTGTCAACCATTTTGGTTTGGCTTCGTCTGCATCTGAATTACCCCATAAAGACATAATTATCTCCCTTTTTTAGTTCCCT